AGACTTCATCCTAGATTCTAACGTAACTGATAACTGGAAACCTAACTTGAGGGGGGTACGGTTTCCAATATACCTCACACACGGTGTGTAACTCTATTTTTGGAACTTCATCACTCTCATATTGGTAGATATATGTATAGTAATGTAAGTTACCTAGCAAGAATGGGTGAAAAAATGATATATGAGGTCTTTAATGTGCTTACAGGGCAATGGGAGGAAGCTATGCCTGAGGGAGAAGTCTTAGAGGCCCTGGATACTTACTTAATGGATTACGAAGCCTACGAGGCTGAGAAAGAGATAATTACAGAGATCATTAGACAGAGAAGAGTGCTAATTAGCCAAGAGAAGGACTAGTAGTACATTACCTAGTATTGTATATAGTAAACTGTTAGTGTACTACTTAAGATATCTTATTAATCCACACTCTCATGGATAAGATTTCAAGGAGAATGGGTGGAAAAGTAAGGGAGTATCTCGTATATACCGTTGAGGAAGCTCCATTTGAAGCTATATACTGGAAACAGGCCGATAATGGGGACTGGGCAAAGACAGATGACGGGTATGTAGCCGAATGTGTCTCCAGAAAAGAGTATACAGACGCTAAAGGTCGGGTAAAGACCCTTGTCAAGCTCACATGTGGTGTGCAATGGGTCACAAACACTTCTACTTTACTATATGAACCGAATAAAGAGGTTAATATCTATTCAATGGTTAAGCCAAAGCCATGGCAAGAGCGTGAAGCTAAGAAAAGCCGCACAAAGAACGCTGTTTCCTCATATGTTACTCAGGTGGTAAACGGGCAAAAGCCCGATTGGGAACAGATAGGGAAGATATACAGGCCAGATCAGAAGAATCCCCCAGCTACCGTTAGAAGATTGTTCAAACAAGAGGTAATTAGGAATATGATAGAAGAAAAGCTCAAAGAGGTACTTATCTCCAAGGGTATAGACAAAGGGTTTGTACTGGATACCATGCTTAATGCTATTGAGATAGCCAGGGAGAAGCAGGATGTCTCTAATATCCTTCGTGCAGCTGAGAATTTCATAGATCTGCTGGAGATGCGTCCGAATAAGAAGATTACTACGGATACGCTACAAATTGATATGACCAACCAGATCATAGATCAGATAGAGACAGAGGAAAAGAAACTTGTAGCTAGTAGGAAAACAGAAAGCACAGATGTACCTCATGACGAAGTTCCAGTTTGAAGATAGGAAAGATGATGGGATAAACCACCCAGATCACTATAACCAGGGGATCGAGGTAACAGATTTCGTATCTTCATGGAAGATGGACTGGTTTAGGGGCAATATCATCAAATATGTTGTGAGAGCCCCATATAAGGGAGAATATGTGGAGGATCTGAAAAAAGCCCTGTGGTATCTGCAAGATCTCATCAGAAGGATTGAATGCAAGCTTATAGATACAAAAGAAGTAGAAGATAGTGTTCGCGAGGTGTCCTAAGGTTGATCTCAAGAAATGTGCACATGCGGCAATGAATAAAGGGAACCTTCACTGTGGATTGGTTACAGGCCCACTAGAATCTACCAAAGTAGACAATATGCCCAAATGTGCTAAGGATATGACAAAATCGGAGCTTACGAGGTATGCAAAAGGATTTACGCCTAAATTCCGTTAAAGAGAAATTATCTAAGGATTTAATCTTATTCGGTAAGATATGCCTTCCATCCATGTTTTCTTCGGTATCTCCCAGGTTTCACTACGAAATTGCTGAGAAACTAGAGAATAGGGAAATAAATAAGCTAAGTGTTATCGCACCAAGGGGTCATGCTAAGTCATCCCTTGTTGCATGTGTGTTCCCATTATGGCATATTCTTACTGAAGCTGGCTCAAAGTTCGTTGTATTGTCCTCCAAAACAGAAGGCCATGCTGTCAGACTACTCCAAACCATAAAAAACGCCCTTGAGTACAGTATGGAGCTACGTGGCATTTATGGCTACTGGGGACAGCATTCAGCAAGAAACTGGTCTAGGACTGAAATAGTATTGAAAGATGATACTATGATTATGTGCCGTGGTACAGGACAGCAGGTAGTTGGATTGAAACATGGGAACCAACGCCCTACTGTAGTCGTTCTGGACGATCCCGAGGATATGAACAATACTAAAACATCCGAGGCTATGGAATTTAATCTCAGATGGCTGCTACAATCGTTAGTTCCTGCCCTGGATGCACAGAAAGGACGATTAGCTGTTATAGGAACTCCCCAGCATCAGAGATGCATGGTAGAAACCCTCATGGCTACAGATGGATGGGATGCAAGTAGGTATAAAGCTTTACAGGATGATGGAACTGCCCTCTGGCCTGAGATGTGGTCAGAAGAGAAATTATTAGCTGAAAAGAAATCTCTGGACTCAATTGGTAGAGTATCCTCGTTTTATCGGGAATATCAGTGTGAGATTATCGGTGATGAGGATCAAATGTTCAAAGAAGCTTATATCCAGCACTATAAGGGCGAGTTAAAGTGGGTAGACGATGAACCGCATATGGAATTCGAGTCAGGACGATATGAACCAGTAAATATCTTTATGGGGGTTGATCCAGCAAGCTCTGTAAAGAAATATGCTGATTATTCCACGATTGTCTCTGTAGCTGTGGATTCTAAGAACAATAAGTACGTTCTTCCCTACTTTAGGAAGCGGTCAACACCTATGGCATTGGCAGATAGTATCATAGAATACTTTAAAAAGTATAAACCAGCAAAGACAAGAATAGAGTCTGTTGGCTATCAGGAAATGCTCAGGGAATACTTACGTGCAAAGGCTGAAGAAGAGGGATTATTCATTCCAGGTCTTGAGATAAAGGAGAGTCCCAGAACCAGCAAATCCCTAAGATTGGAGACTATGCAGCCGTGGTTTGCACAGAAAAAGATATATCTTCTGGATAACATGTCAGAACTGGAAGATGAGCTACTTATGTTCCCCAGAGGGAAGCATGATGACCTTTTAGATGGGTTATACTACGCTACGAAGAATAATTACATACCTCATCACGGCAAAATTGCACAAAAAGAGCATCACTCCCCTACAAGTTATAGAAAAAAATCTGCCGACTGGATGATTTCATGAAACTTTATGCCTAAATTTGCCTTTAGGTAATATACCATAATACCATGCCAAGTAAGAATCCAGAGGTAAAAACGTCAGAAGAGCTCCTGCGGGAGTATTCTTCTGTTCGTTCAAAATGGGCTAGAACCGCTACCGAAGATAACGAATTTAGAAACGGACTACAGTGGACAAAGGCACAGATTGATGCACTTAGATCTAGGGCGCAAGAGCCTTTAGTCGTTAATGTAGTGTATCCAGCGGTTGAGCAGGCGAAAGCCATGCTAACCGCGAATGCTCCCAGGTTCCAATCAACGGGAAGAGAGGGAAGTGACGTTAAAACAGGTGCTTTAATGTCTGATTTGATGAGCTGGATATGGGATCATTCAACAGGGAATAACGAACTAAAGGAAGCAATTGATGATTATTATGTAAAGGGGATGGGATGCCTAATGGTTTATCACGATCCCACCGCTGATTATGGTAAGGGTGAGGTCATGATAAAAGCTGTTGACCCCTTGCATTTGTATATATGTCCTTCTACGACAGATCCCTTCTCCAAAGATGCCTCAAACATAATTTTCTCTAAAAAGTATACCCAGATGCAGCTTATTGAGATGTATCCCGACATGGAAGAAGCAATTAAAAATGCGAAAGAAACTTCAATTGCTCCCAGTGTTGAGTCGGTTAGGCATGGATTACATGACCAGATAGTTACTCAAGAAGATATAGAATCTCATAGGGTGGGAAATAAGAACGAAAGGCTTTTAGAGATCATTGAGCGTTATACTAGAATCAAGGTTATGCATTACAGAACCTTTGATCCCCAGCTTAATGATGAGAAAATATTGAGTCAGGAGGAATATGACCAGTATATCGCGCAGGAAGCCTTTAAGATTTACAATAAGAATGAGCAACGGGTTATTACAGATCCTACCGAGGTCAAGAAGTACAAGAAGATCCATGAGGAATTTGGAGATACCTTTCATTTAGTCCAGAATCCTATCACCCAGGAACTCCAT